ACTCCTCTGAGATCTGGAACACGGAAATTACCAGCACCTGGATCGCTGGCACCATCAAAAGTTTTCCAAGCCGCGGCGATATGTGCGGCCGCAAGTGGATGATCTGCGGTTACGTAAACTGCTCCGTTTGCCCACACCCAAGTTCCATACGTAGCGGCATCAGGAAGAGCCGATCCGGGCCAAAGTTTCACCTCTCCTGGAATAGAAGCAAGACCAGGAGGACCTGCTGGACCCGTTGGACCCGCCGGACCTGCAACAGAACCAATATTTTCTTCAGATCCATCATGATGAACGATAATCAAATCTCCAGATTCCACTCTTGCATCAACAACCGAAGCCGCTTCAATTTCTAGCATTCTTGCTGCTGTTAATCCAGTAACTGTAGCCATTTCACCTCCTTAATCTTAAACGCCCGTATTTGTAGATGAAATTGAATATGTAGTTGGGTTTAAGTAAACACCGTCTACATTATCGATCTCGAAAGTGGTGCTATCAACCATAGTGATATACGTGTCTGATTCATCAATAGCTGACCAAAGACCGCTACCGTGATCGACAATGACCAATGCTCCAACATACCCATAAAGCTCAGCTACTTCTTGAATTGTCGGAAGGTGAGGGGTAACAGTTCCAGATTTTGGTCCGTAAAGCATGTCCTCCAGCAATCTCAAAATTGCGGAAGGAGTTTTTCTTGAATCGATAGAGATATGAAGTGTTGGTCTAAAACCTTGAATTTTTCCAGGTGGTATACCACTCAAAGACCAACTAAACTCTGTTGGTTCAGCTCCTGAATCTTTAAGAGTGGTATATGTATACGAATCAGGATTAGCGAAAATATTATAAAGGATGTGAATTTTGTATCCAGCTTCCACACCTTTAATAGGATCGCCGATCAAAGTTCTATACGATAAACTAAAACTTTTAGGCGCCTGATTGTAATAGTCTAATCCATCAGATTCTGGGGCGACATGAGCAATACCGTTAACCTCGTCGAATTCGTCAGGATATGTATACGCCTTTAGTTTTCCCGAAAAATCTCCGGGAACCAAAGTTTGCAAATACTTAACCCCGTCAAGATGAAACTCTTTTACTTCGATATCAGAGTCTTCTTCTACGCTGGTAAGTCCACTCCACGGTACTACAGTTCCGTCATTGAGATAAAGTACCCCTCGATCGATACCAGTTTCGTAAACTCTGGCATCTGGCGCATCCCAAACGATACGAGTCATGCCACCTCCTTTCTAACCCTTAGTCCCAAGCTGCGCTCTTCGTTGAGCATTGAGTTCGCGATTTCGTCGTGCAATCTCTGCTCGACTCATCTTCTGAGGCTTGGCCTGCTTGACGTTACAAATCCGAATCAATGTAAACAATCGATTAAGATGCCAAGTCTCACACTCAAATGGAATCTGAAAAACTGTCATCCAGTAGTAAATAAGTTCAGATGTAATCACATCTCGACTCTTTGGAGCGCCTGGCGGTTCGTTAAACCACGTCGCCGTCATCTTAGCGTCGATATAATTGTTGATATCTGTGATGTTCTCTTCGGAAAGCTTAGAGAAAACCTCTTCTGGTACATTTGGCGTCAAAGTCATAGCTTTTATATAACCTACAATTTCTTCAGTTGACTTTTCCGCGTTTCCTAAAAACGGTTTTTCGTATTTCGACTCCCATTTTGACAGTGAGATCAGAGAATGCTCTAGTTCCAATGTCACATCGCCTTGAGTAACGAATTCTCTAGTTTCTTCGTTAAAGTATTCGACACCCGGAACAGTAATTTCGAGCATCCCCTGACCTCCTGTCTAAACGATCTATTAATAGTCGAACGTCCAGTCGTCGTCGCCATCGATGACGTAACCAGGCATAGCGTTCGCCGTGACTTCCGACGTCTGACCAGGCGACATAGCTGGCTGAGCACCAGGCGACTTGTTGACACCGTTGATCTTCCACTGCACACCGGTGACGGTCGGAAGAGTAACAACATGTGTACCAGCATTGTAAGTCGGCTGATTTGCAGCGACGCCAGTGTCGACAGTGGTGAAGGCGCCTGCGAAGAAGGCGATCACTTCATCCGGAGTCGGCAGACGAGCATCTCCGCCAGCGTCTCCGTACAGCTCGTTCTCAAGAGCGGTCAGATCGGCTGGATCGACCTTAGTCGAATCGATCACGATCAGAGAAGTTGGCTTCATACCAGTGACGGCTACTGGGATAGTCGTAATCTCCCAGCTAAACGCGATGGCCTCTGGAGAATCGTTAATCGTAGCATAGGCTTTCTCCGAAGGAGCCGCGAGAGCGCCATAAACGAGATGAAGTTTATAGCCGTGGTCCGCGCCTTCGAGATCATTTCCTACTCGAGTACGATAGGACAGACCAAAAGACTTCCGACTCTGCTGACCGACAGAAACACCAGCTGCTGGAACCACTGTTCCGTCACATTCTGCGAACTCATCGGGATAAGTAAACGCTTCGATAGTTGCGCCAAACTCTTCCGCAGACACTAGATAAAGGTACTTAATGTTGTCTGCGTACTGCGGTGTAGTCTCTGCACCAGATGGTGACTCGGTAACGGTCGTAAGTCCGTTCCACGCAATTCCCGTATCGTAAACTCCCGTTTCGTCGGGAAGGTAGAGGACTCCGTGATCTACACCCGTTTCATACAGTCGTTCACCCACTTCGTCCCATGTAAGGGGTGCCATTTGTTTCCTTTCATTTAGAAAAAGACGATATAAACGTCATGATTCAGATTATCGGCTGTATAAAACCGATTGAACAAAGTCATCGGCATCGCAGCCACTTTAGACGGAATCTCACTATCAGGATCCCGATCGATAACTGTAACTTGATATCTCAACCTATGATTATATGGAATGTCATCTGCAAATTTAGTTTCTGCAAAATCTCGTTTGTAAATAATACAAGGATATGCAATCTCTATGTTAGTTGGAGGCTGAAAATATACATTTTCTACAAACGTTTCAAGGATTTGGTGTAGTTCCAGGCGTGGGGCCATTATACACCTCCCCTAACCTTAAGATGAGACGGGGGCGTTGCACTTCGACATTCGAAACCGTCCACAAAGCCCCCGCCCATTCCACATAACGGATGGCAAAGATATGATCATAGGCATATGCATCGGCTACAATACTTATCAAATTTTGAACACTAAGATCAGGGTTGAGGTTCTCTCCTTCGCGAAGAGTTCTAGTACTTTGAATAACGTCTCCAAAATACTCTCGCTCAACAACATTATCTACAAATACACCAGGAGCTGTTTCTCTAGCTGCTCCGTAACCAACACGACCTGAATACCTTGCCATGGGAAACCTACCTTATGCTTCGTTCGTGAAAGTCCACTCGTCTTCCTGGTTGCTCTCGAAGTAGTAACCAGTAGTCGGTGTAGCCTCGACGGTGAGCGATGCGCCCTCAGCCAGAGTGACTGGAGAACCAGTAGTAAGCGTTGCGCCAGTCGACTTGTTCTTATAGACGACACCAGTCACGGTCGGAACCGTCACAGTCGCGCCATCGAAGTCAGGCATAGCAGGTGTAGCCTCGGTGCCGCCAGTTGCTGCTCTCATGACAACAAGCGCCGACCGGATCTTCGTCAAAGCACCAGAAACACGAGTCTCATACAGGTACTTGTACTGGTTGTAGTCGATGTCGAAATCGTCGAAGAAATTGACCTCGCCACCCTTATCCGCGCCAACCGTATAGTCCTTCAGGTTAACGATGATACCAAGGAGATTCTGCTCACTCTCCATGGCCTCGACCGTGACGATGTTCGAAACACCCATCTCAGAAGCAAGCTCCTGAACGGTCTTCCACATTCGATGATCGTCTTGATCCCGAGCCAGCAACAGAGATGTAAGGACGGGAAGAGTCGTATAGAACGTTGGCGAACCTGAGCCCTTGTAGAACCGACCAGCAGAAACGATCGCATCGACGACGTCGATCGGAGGTGCTGTGTCGTCAACAGTCACAGTTGCTGCATAGAGATCGTGGTCATGAAGAATAGACCGGATTCCTACACCATCAGTCGCGCCTGCGGGATCCTTGATCTTGTCGTCGTCATCAACGTCACGACCATCGCCGATAAGAATCGCGCGAGCGATCTCTTCGTCGAGCATAAGCCGCATCTCGCCCTTGAGCCACAGGACGATATCGAAATCTGTAATATCGACGACGTCATCACGATCTAGCTTCTGCTTCTTATAGATCGTGCTTGGTGCCGTGGTCCGCTTCGAAACGCCGAACCACTCTTCCTTCTTAAAGCTACCCTTGATGTAGCCGCGTGCGCGAGCCTCATCGAAGGTAATATCCGCGACCAGAGACTTGATTCGAGAGAACGGCGAGTGTCGAGTTCCATTGATAACACTGGAAACCCACTCGACCCTTCGAGAGTCGAACTCTGGAGTATCGGTTACTGAACGGGCATCCGGGAAGAGGACCTCGATGTTGTCGATGCCGTGCTTGAGCGCATAAGACTCAACGGCCTCTCGCAGTGATCCTGTTCTCTGAGCATCACCGACGATCTCACGGACCGCGTCATGCGTCAGGACGTGCTCTTCCTCTTTGCCTCCGTTCTCCTGTTCGAAGACGTTGCGCTTCATGCGTCGTCCTTCCCCTTCACTATTGGCATCATGGACAATTTCTTTATCTTCATCAGGCTCCGGATCCTTCTTCTCAGAATCGTCTGTCGCACTCTGCTTTAGCTCTGCCATGTGCTGCGCAAGAGCCGTACCAACCATATAGTGGACGACTTCCTTCTGCTCCGGAGTCATTGAATCGTAAACTTCCTGAACTGTTGGATCCTCTTCGGAATGGACTACGACTTCTTCCTCTTCGTCCTTCTTCTCTTCGTCCTTCTTCTCTTCTTCAGTATCCGAAGATCCTCCATCAGCATGATGAAGTTCCAAACCAGTATAGATAATTGCTTCATCTTCCAGTGTAACCATATCGCCATCGGCGTGAGCAAGCGTAACGTTATCGATCAGCGCGCCGGGATTAGCACCCGACAACACCAAACTCAATTCACGAATAAAGCCGTGGAGAACCTGCTTGGCCTTCTCGGTGAGCTGATTGGCGTAGATAGATAGCGACCTAATGTCTCCGTGCTGCACTAGAGTCTTAGCATTCTGCGCCTGCTCAGTGTCATTGAAGAATCCATACGCATAGATACCGTCTTCACGATGCTCGAGTGTTGCATAACCTAGCACATTGCTGGGCTCATTGTGACCATGCTGCCAGACGAGTGGAACTGTTTCTTTATCCTGATGTTTGAACGCATCAGGTGTAATCGTCCGGCCATC